TTCCCAATTTTAGGGAACTTCACCTGATTGCCTTCGACATTTGAACGCTCACGGGTTAAGCCTGCCAAAGCGCGTTGCGCTTGATATGCCTGTTTAACCTCGGCATCGAACAACTGAACGAAAGCATTGGAAATGCCTACTGCCATTTTCCTATTCCTTCCATTACAAAGTAAAAACGATTTGACGCCAAACAGGTATCCTTACGGGCTGTGGCTTGGGCATATACGCTACGCCCCCAAGCGGGTTCGACAGGTCAAAGGCTTGATTATCTGTCAAGGGTGATTTTATAGAAAAACGCGGCAGATGTAAACAACCGCCGCGTTTAGATTAAATTGGTGAATATTCATCCTTACCAAAAACATTTTCAAACATTTTTTCAACCTTGGCGCGGTACGCCGGGTTGGTCTGATATTCCGGGTTTCCAACCATAGCCATCAATTCATCTTTCGATGGGGCGTCACTAGTTGGCGCAACATCAATCGGCACGGGCTTGTCACCGTAGTATGAGCGAATTTTTTGCAGGGCGCGTAGTCCCTGCGCCGTGCCGCCCATAATTTTAAACTCTTCAAAGTCATCTTCAGACCAAACACCTTTACGAACTAGGCCAGACGCCCAGTCGGTCATCGACTTAATAGTGAGGTCAGCATTTTTGCCAAGCTTTTCGTATTCCTCTTTAAATGAGATCTCGCCTGCTTCAGCCTCTTCGCCAGCCATTCCAATAAATGTACTAGCCAAGTTCTCAAACGCCGCCTGACTGATGCCATTTTCTTTCGCCCAGTCTCTATAAACATTATAGAGAGGGTCATCGTCACCAATCCCGGCCTCTTCAAAAATACTCGTATCATAGTTTTCAGGGGCTTTATGTTTTCCCTGAGAAAACTTTTTTTGCAGTTCTGCATAGGCATTGGCTAAATCTTCACCGCTGTTAAATTTTTCCGGCAACCATTCTGGCCGCTCCGGCTCTTGTGTTTCAGCGGCATCTTGTGGTGCCGCGTCAGTTTCAAGATGTGAAATTGCACTCTCTTCAGCTTGCTGTTGGTTATCGTCACCCTCAACTTGGGCTTCGGCCAACAGACCATCTGTGTCGTTCATAGCTTTCTCGCTTTTTCCATACGCCGCTCAATTTCCCTGACCAGACTGTTCTGGCCTTCTCTGGCATAGCCGTGGCTGGCATCCTCGCCGGGATACCACGTTGGCTGTTCAATCGTTACTGATCGCAGATGGGTGAGCAACTTTTGCCCATCGTCACTGCCAAAGACCCTGAGATACAGACGATCAATGTCGTCTTTATCAACTTGTGCTTTTTTTGAAATTTCTGGGTCTGCCGACTGCAAACCCGCCCAACCGTCAGATATCATTTACATTGCCCCTTCTGGTGGTGCCTCTCCCTCAACTGGCGCACCACCCTCTGCTTGTGCTTGTGCCTGCATCATCATCGCGGCTTGTTCCATCATCTGCTGACGCTCTTGTGGTGTGGTGCGTAAATCCGCTGGCACACCTAGTTTGTCAGCCACATAGTCTGCAATAGATCCCGTCTTGACAGCCATCTGACCCTCTGGGCCAAGCGCTGATGACATCTGCACCCACTGCATAATCTTTTCTATATCGCCCATATTCTGTGCTTGTGCAATAGGGCTGACGGGCGTGACCTTTACCTCTAGCCCATTGACGCGCAACGGCATCTCAATCAATCCGCGCTCATCCATAATATATAAAATGCGCGACACCAACGGCACCATAGTTTCTGTAATCAAGCGCCCAAACGCTGACCCAAGGTTTTGTGCCAGTTCTTTCATACGCTCTGCAATTTCTGTGGCAGACCGGGCCGACATATTGTCTGGCGGCAGTGTGTCGTCTAGCAAAATCTTTTTGACGTTCATGCGTAGGTCATTGATCACAATCTGCGACACATTAAAATCACCGGAACGCGGCATCTGACGCAGGCTTTCGCCTTGTGGGCCACCGTTACGCGCAACCGGGATAATGGCACCCGGCTGGATGCGGATGTTTTGTGGGTTCAACACGCCGTCATCAGCCGCCGTGTAGACACCAGCAATTGACAGGCTGGCATTCTTCAATAGCAGTTCCAGCGTCTTGTTCAGCGTCTTAATGTCTGGGATGGCAGTGACCAGCGGCCCCCGGCCATACACCTCACCCGCCACTTTCATGTAACGTGCCACAATCCAAGGCGATGATTTCATGTAGCGCTTTAACAGTTCGGCTTTGCCCTCTGCCCAAATCACATGATAGCAATACTCGCCACTATCCGCGTCATACAACGTGGCCTCAACCAAGTCGATTTCCTGAGTAGGCTTGTCGTCAATCATGCGCTGTAGGCGCTCTGGTATTTCGGCGTCAGTCCAATGCTGTGTGATGGCTTCGCCTTTCAGACGCATCCGGCGATAGACGTTGTCAACCTTGCCGTGAGCGCCCTCTTCGATGCTGACCAGATACTGTGGCACAGCGGTAAAGCGAATAGGCGTCATGTCATCGCCGGGCTGTACCAGCATGACGGCGGTGCCAACGGCTAGGTCAAGCAAAAATTCACCCATAGCCAGATCAAAGTTAGACTGCCGCAATACACTGAACATTGTGTCGGCGTACATGTCCAAGGCAATTTGCGCCTCAATGCGGCGATCCTCTGGGATTTCCGGCCCCGGCTCTAGGCGGCACCACGGTGCGTATGGCGGAAACAGGCCAGACTGAATGCGGTTGGCAAAGCGCTGTGTCGCGTTAATCGCGGTACTGTCGAACACCCGTGCCATTTTGTTTTGGCCCGGCGAACCACCGCCCTCGTAATAGCCGTCATACAGATTGCGCTGTGGCAAGCCAAATTCGTAGCAATCCTCATAGATCTGACGCCAGTTGTCTTTGCGGCGCTGGGCAATATCGTGGCGCTTTAGGATATCTTCAACGCTGTATCTCATGCCTTATTCCTTTTGCTTATAGCCGCCGCTTTCTGCATTGCAATAGCAATGGCCTGCTTTAATGGCCTACCCTCGCGCCGCAACATAGAAATATTTTTGCTGACGGCTTTTTTTGACTTGCCTTTTACTAACGGCATTAAATTATCCCAGCGTGGTTTTCAAACCTTCTTCGTCAGTACCAGATCCAAGTCTGCCGCCAGCAAGCAATTGACGCTGACCCATACGCCGGGCGCGGCGTTTGGCCGCCGCCGCCTTTTCAGCAGTCGTTGCCATAGCAACTTTTTCGACTTTTTCTGGTGTTGGCTCTGCCAATTGTTTTGGCTGTGGCACCTCTTTAACAACGCCAACAGACTTTGCAAGCTTCGTCATTGCTTTTCCAGCAGATCCCATAACTATACTCCTAATGTGGTTTTTTCATCGGCTGAACCGCCGCGAACACTGGCTAATAATTGACGCGAACCGCCACGGCGCTGGGCGCGTTGCCGCGCCGCCATCTGACGTTTCTGCAAATCCTCTTGCGCCTGTAAGCGCTCTTCTTGGCGCTTTTGCGCCGCTGTCACCTCTGGCGCTACCTGTTGCGGTGTTGGCATCTTAGGTGTCTTAAACATTGCGCTCATTCGTAAATCCTCGCAAACATAATGTGATCAGCGCCAGTGGGGCCGTAATTACGCAACAACCCCTCGCGAGTGAATTTTAACGCATCTGCCCACCTGACTGCAAGTTCATTCTCCGCATTTACCGTTAACTGCAACCGCTTCAATCCCTTTGTGGTAGCAAGTTGGTTGAAATAGCGGTGCGTTGTGCGCGTAAGTGATACAGCCAAGGTATTAATCTGCTTGCCCGTCAGCAACCACGCCTCGCCCATACCCGGCCACAGTATGTTTGTGCCGAAGCAGGCAACTATCTTACCGCGATAAAGCGCCGTGCAGGCGTCACCCGCCGCCTGAAATGATTTGAGCATTTCATCGTAGTCAGGCACGGCATCGTAGTATTCGCGGTCAAATGGCCGCAAATCCATTACACGCGGATGCGCCCAGTGAAACGGCACAATCTGCACATAGCGGTTTGTCGATAAATCATTAAAAGATGCTGAAGTCTGCATTGGCCGTCAGTTGTTTAAACTGCTTACTGAATTGACTGTTGCGCGTGATGCTCCGAACCTCGCCAGCGCCCAGCATCAAATAGCCAAACGCATCGCCAACGTGTGA